CCGTTCTAAACTTCATGTGATCTTCATCAGTCGCATCAATACACATTGAAGCATACTGAGTGCGCATAAAGTCGTCTGAATCAAAATACGACACTAATTTGTTGATTGACCACGATTTAGGCAACAATACAACTTTGCCTTTCTGGACATACTCATCTGCCTGATTATGGCAAATGACGGGATTCAATCGAACCCCATCTTCTAAAATTTTGCTTACAATTTCCATTCCGTTTCTTCCTCAACGGCATTTAACGCACATTGAATATACTCAGTATCTTCGTCTTGCAAATGTGCCCAATACAAACTAATCTTATCGATCAATTCACACACCTTGACGGGATCAGTCAAATGAACTTGTGTCTCCATCATTTGCTGTAAATCATCCATCATAGGTGTAACTTTTTGATATATGCGGTTCATAAGTTTTCCTACCACGCCGCCTCTTCCAATGCCATATAGGCAAGTTCTCTTGCATAATCTTCCGCCAAATCTTCTGGCCAACCTTGAGCAATTGCTTTGTTGTATTGCTCTTCAAACTCTCTTTCTAAAAAACTTTCATTAACACTAATACTCATAATCTTCTCCGATATTTACACTACGCCAAAAATTAGCAGCGGCCTGTTCATCATTGCCGAACAGATCTTTGTATTCAGCAACAAACTCATTGAGTTCGTTATTTTCCGCTGCTTCAAATAAAACTTCTTTCAATTTCGCCATTACTTTACCTTCTTAAACTTTCTTCTTGATTTCGAGAATTGCTTTAAAGGGTTCTTAAATTCTATTACTTCCGAAGTACCCTGTTTAACATACGCAACACAATGACCAGCAGGGTTGAGTATATAAGTATGATTAGGCATATCCCAATCAGTTACTTCTTGTAACCAGGTATTCATGCTGATAACTCCTCAGCAATCTCCTCGAACAACTTGTAGTATAGATCTACAGTTTCATTAACAGGGTTAAGACGCATGTAGACATCAGCGTCAACGAAATTCCAATTGATTTCGCCGGCAGTGCCAGCAACGATATTTTGAGGATCGGCGATTGCCTCCTCCATGTAAGAACGAATAACTCTCTTCAAATCTTCCATCATAATCTCCAATCAATTCAATTTATACATGTATTATAACACAATAAGCAATAATGTCAACCATTATTTTAAAATAAATAATTCGGGCCTGTCCACTGGATAGAGTAATCTTCAAAGATATTACCACGAGCCTTGTTACGAGCAGGGGCATCATATCCTGCAGCCATGAGAATATCGCCTTTCTTGAACTTTTTATCGTCTTCAATCTGAACAAAACCCCATACCGAACGGTCAGTCAAGATCTTGACATATTTGCGTCCTGTTTTGACGGATAGTTGGCTACGGAACTTTTCAACTCTGTCTGGGTCATTACCATACTCAGACTTATTGGTCCATCTTTCAAAGTCGTTACCGATTGTTTCTAGGAGGGTTTCTACAGCATTATTAAAATCATTCATAATATATTCTCTCTCTTTCAATTCAATTTATACATGTATTATAGCACACTGAGAATAAATGTCAACCGTTTTTTTAAATTATTTTAAACTTTTTACATGAGAACCATGTATTCTGACCTGAATGATATTGTTGTAGTAATCGTCTGATAGCAGAACCTTGCGTTCTACCTGTTCGATTAATTCTAGATATGACATCTCACCCTTAGATGTACATAAGTGAAGTATTTCTCGTTTAAAAGCGTCACATCCTTGTGACTCAACTAACTCCTTAACTAACTCAGAAGAACCATAATAAGACATCCAGTCGGATTCTTTTATGACGATCCGTTTACGTTTCTTGCCTTTCAACGGAGGAAGTTTCGTTTTAGATTGAAACTGTTTTTTACCGACATACATTTTGCCATCGGTATTATTAGTGATAACGTAGACAAAACCCACGTTGTCACCAATCATTTCACTAGTGAACTCCTTCCCATTATATAACCACATATTTTAATCTTCTGATTTAACTAATGTCCAAATTCCGTATGCTAATCCAGCATAAGCGGCAAGTTTAACGATCCCGCCTAAGAAAATTACTGCCAATGAACCAGCGATGATTACACCAGCATCCCAACTTGTTCTTTCAGCGATTCTACCTTTTATCCAACTCACTTTGATCACCTCCCTTAATGTTGTTAATTACATTATTATTTATGTCATAAAAAAACCCTCCCGAAGGAGGGTTGAATATCATCAAATAATATTAGAAAGAATAACGAATTTTTGTCTCAAAGCCATGCTTCCAATCATCAACATTAGTTGATTCAATCTTACCCTTGATACTAAAACCATTACCAAATTTGAACTTGTAACCTGCTTCAACAGAACTTCCACCTGTCATCGCACCCGCTTCAATGTAAGTGCTTTTGCCTTTGTAACCTAGACGAAGATGTGAAGTTGAACCACTGAAGGTTGCATCACTGAACTCAGTAAACTTTACTTTGTTCTTTAGTTGAACATAAGGACCTGCAAATGCAGATACTGACATAAGTGATACAAGTGCTACTACGATTAATTTTTTCATTGTTATTATTACCTTTTTAGTTTTAAATATTTTCGTGATAATGTTTTATCTTTCTTTTCTTCATTTATGATGAATACTTCCATCGCAAATGCCGATGCTACAATCCCTATCAATACAAATGCTATACCTATTGATACTTCGATTCCCATCAGTTTTACTTCTCCTATAGTCCGATAAACGCATCACGCTCTGCTTTTGGCAAAGGGATCAAGCCTTTATCAAGTAGATAACCATCGTCACCTCTAGCCTTCTCTGAAGTGAACTCTCTTACATACTCAGCGATACCTGGCACTACACCAACATGAGCCTTCTTAACATAGAAAAATAGTGGGCGAGATACTGAATATGATTTGTCTGCAATGTTTTCGAATGTTGGTTCAACACCTTCAATCAATGAACCTTGCACAACATCGGCATTCTGGTCTAAGAATGAGAACCCGAAGATGCCATATGCGTCTTTATTCTTTGTTAACTTTTGTATGATTAGATTGTCGTTTTCGCCTGCTTCGATGTATACACCATCTTCACGAATTGTATGACATATTGCTTTGTATGCTTTCTTATCAACTTTTTTCATTGCTTTAATTTCTGGAAACTTCTTACAACCACCTTCCATTGCTAACTCGACAAATGCATCACGAGTGCCTGATGTTGGGGGTGGGCCCAGAACTTCGATTTTTTTGTTTGGTAATGATGAGTCGATATCTGACCAATAAACATATGGGTTCTCAATCAATGCTCCATCAGGACCAGGTACTTCTTTCGCTAATGCCAAAAAGATTTGCTTTCTTGTTGCGTTTAGTACTTCTGACTGCTTGCTATTTGCGAATACGATACCATCGTAACCCACATTTACTTCAAGAATGTCAGTAACACCATTTGATGCACATTTTGCGACTTCTGAATCTTTGATTTTACGACTTGCGTTTGTAATGTCTGCGTATTGTGTTCCAACTCCACCACAGAATAGTTTCATACCACCACCTGTGCCTGTGCTTTCGATTTTTGGAGTTTTGATACCTGCTGTTTTACCCACTCTTTCTGCCACAACAGTTGCAAAAGGGTAGACTGTTGATGAGCCTACAACTTCTATAACGGATCGGGAATAAGATTGGGAAGAAAATAGAAGTGCTACTATTGCTAAAAGTGTGAATCTCATGTTGCTTTCTCCCTATTAATGAATGAAATGACCAATCGGTTCTGGTCGTTCTACTTATACGCAAAATATGGCATTTATGTTACAGTTTTATTATAGTTTTATGAAGTTTTTATGACAATGAAAATTATACGCATTTGAGTAAGTATTTCTACTAGTCAAAACCGCATGGTTAGCAACTCTCCCAAATAAATATTTTTATGGCTATTCTATGCCTACTTAAATCATACAATAGGAGAAATATAATGAAAGGCTTAATTGCAATCTTTGCGACTGCACTTCTAATCGGTTGTTCATCAACTAATGCGGTTTACAAAGGAACTACTGGTGTTGTAACTGGTGTTAAAGATGACATTGTTGGTGTTACAGCAGGTGCATTAGAGATTACTGCTGGCGTTATTCGAGATGTAGACGGCAGAATCGATCCAAAATCTGAGTGATATTTAACCAGTATTCTAAAATCTAGAGTATAAATAACTACTAAATACTATATAATAACCAGTAATGAGGTAGATTATGGATATGTTTGCGATGATTGCTGATGTGGGTTTTCCCATAGCATCAGCACTTGCAGGTGGATTTTTCGTGTTTGTCACACTCAAGTTTATCTTGAATGGTGTGCTTAGTGATATTTGCACCCAAAGAGGCTTTGTAAAAGCACTAGATAATAGAGTGAAAACAATGAATAATGAGGTCGTGAGAATCGATCTTCAGATGTGTCATGCTTTTGGAGTTGAACCTGACTTAACAGTCGTAGCGAGGGCAGACGGGCAGAAAGACGCAAGAAAGGACTAGATTATGGAAGAATTAGATATAGCAAAACTGGTATCACAGTATGGCTTTCCAATTATAGCCGCTGTTGGTCTGGGATACTTCGTATATTACATATGGAGTTGGGTAACAGACAAGGTAGACCCAGTGATTGAAGAGTCTCATATGACTCTTATTGCACTCATTGATAGAGTGCGTATGTTAGACAATGACCTAATTAGGTTAAGAACCAAGTTAGACATGATACTACAACAACAGGAAATGATGAAGAATGAGAAAGACAATAATGATGCTACTACTGGTAGCACCACTAACGAGTCTGAGTAGTGAAATAGTTTTTGGTTTTAAGAATCCGGCATTCAGTGGAATTGGAACGGGTTCACACTATTTGACCATTGAGAATCAAGAACATAGTAGAAAGAAAGCAATCGAGGATGCACTCGAAGCGGCTGAGAAGGCGGCTCAAAGAGAGGCAGAAAACACTACACTCGCTAAGTTCATTCGTAACCTAGAGAGTCGTATCTATTCACAGTTGTCAAAGCAACTTGTGGACAATATGTTCAGTAACGAAGATGCAGTCACATTCGGGTCATTTACACTTGAAGGGTCTGTTGTGTCTTATGAAGTGCTAACAAATTCATATGGCGAAGACTACATTCAGATGCGAATCACTGATGTTGAAGGCACAGAGACAGTTATTGAGATACCAATTGGTACTGGTAACTTTGGTTCAACTGATACGAGTGAGACTGATGCGGGCATTTAGTTTATTAATTGCTACACTTCTCATTGGTGGTTGCGCTCAGATACCAAAATGGTCTGATGATCCACAAGACTGCTCGTATCTGAAAAATGCGAGAGATTATATCTGTGTAGATCAACCAGAAGTAGTTGATATGCCATCGTATATACAATTACTTGAAGTTCCACCTGCCAAACAGATGCCTGTTGTGGCAGTATATGGATTCACAGATAAGACTGGGCAAAGAAAGAATAGAGATGGAATTGCAGATTTTAGTACTGCTGTTACACAAGGTGGTACTGAAATGCTAATAGATGCTCTCAAGACAGCCGGAAAGGGTAAGTGGTTTCGTGTTGTGGAGAGACAGGGAATCGATAATCTAGTTCGTGAAAGACAGATTATTCGAAGTTCTCGAAAAGAATACGCTGACGAAAAATCGCAAGGGATAGGTCCTTTGTTATTTGCAGGCATGATTATCGAAGGCGGTATAATTGGTTATGATACAAATCTTCAATCAGGTGGTAGAGGCGCAAGAACATTAGGTATTGGCTTTTCAAGACAATATCGTAAAGATGTCGTGACTGTTTCTGTGAGGGCTGTCTCAGTTCTGACAGGAGAAGTTCTGCTCAATGTTCAAGCGAAGAAGAGTGTTCTTAGTTATGGATCGGGTGGTGATTTATTTCGATTCTATGAAGAGGGAACTAAACTAGTTGAGTATGAAGACGGAGTGGGTAATAATGAGTCAGTGACTTATGCGGTACGAACAGCGATTGAGGCTGCCGTACTTGAACTAATATATCAGGGACATGATAGAAGTCTCTGGTCAGTAGGCGAAGGGCATCGTCATCCACATTTGAATGATGGAACAAACGAGGGTCATAGCCTAGAAGAAGAGGAAAAAGAAGATGAGTAAGTACTTATTAGGACTAGTTGTATTATTTTCTAGTTTTGTATATGCTGGCGCTTCTGATGATAACGAAATCAACATTGAACAATCTGGTGATACTTTAACATTGTATATCGATCAGGTAGGTTATGGTAACAAGGTAGGCGCTGATGACTTTTCAACATCGTCATCTGCAAGTGTTATCACTGGTTCATCGTTGACTTTCGATATAGATCAAATTGGTAACGAGAACTTGTTGTTCGGTGAAATAACTGCCGATAGTTCAACTTACAATCTGATCTGGACTGGTGATTCTAACTCATGGGATTGGAAGATTGGCGATGTAGGTTCTGCTGATACAACAACTATTGATGTTAGCGTAACTGGTGATTCCAACACGATGGATTTCGATCAAGGTTCTGTAGCAAGTGCAGAAAGACTTGATCTTGATTTGACCGTGATTGGTAGTAGCAATGTATTCGATGTAGATGTCGAGACAGATGATGTAACATTCACTGTTGATGTGACTGGTGATAGCAACAACATCAATACACTACAGAACGATGGATTCTACCAAACACTAACTCTTGATCTAACTGGAGACAACGCTGATGTTGATATTAATCAACTTAGCGGTACTTGCCCAGATGGTATCAGCAGTTGTAAAGGTATTATTACATTAGATGTTACTTCTGAAGATGCTACAATCCAAATCAATCAGAAAGATACTTCGAACGACAGTTAATGCATTGCTACTGGTGGGAGTTGCCGCACACGGCGCTTCCATTGGTGGTATTGTAGAGTCAACAGGAGTAGGCTCTCTTGAACGAGAGACAAAAAATGTAGTACAAGCGAGTGTGGGTGAAGAGATTCAACTCAACGATACTGCTCGTACAGCAAAAGGTAGAATGCTAATCAAGTTTCTTGATGAAGCAGAACTATCTCTAATCGAACACACCAAAGTCTATATCGACAAAGTTTACTACGATCCCGATCCAAGCAAATCTAAGATGGTCATGAAGATGGCTCTTGGAACTGCACGATTTGCTTCAGGTAGATTGGGTATGGTAAACAAGTCGAATATAGATATCTCGACTCCATCAGCAACGATTGCGGTTCGAGGAACAGATTTTACAACGACTATTGATGAACTTGGTAGATCATTAGTCATACTATTGCCAGATGAGAATGGCGATCCATCTGGTGAGATCATTGTATCAAATGATGCAGGCTCAGTGACATTGACAGAAGCATATGCCGCAACAATGGTATCAAGTGTATCGTCAATGCCCACACAAAAAGTCATCATAAATAACATCACGCCATCGATAATTGATAATATGTTTATTGTCAATCCACCGCAAGAAGTAAAAGAAGCGATTGAAGAACAAATTCAAGATGATGAAAATATCGACATGGGTTCACTCGATGCAGACTTTCTAGAGTTTGATGAACTCGAAAAAGACTTTGATGATTATGCGGGTGGCGAAGTTTACACAAGATTGGACTATGACTTCTTAGGGTCTAATCTACTGACAGACTTGCTTGATGT